CCGCGTCCTGAGGCTTCATAAGCCAGGTCGACCACGATATTTTCTGTCGGGTTAATCTGCACGCCTGCACTGTATGTCAGTGCGGTATGGCTGCGGCGTCCGCTGTCCGAACGGGTCAGGTGCTCCTGCTTTTTACCCTCATCTGACGTGAGGGTCACATAATCACCGGCAAAAGACGACACCCGGGCATACGACACTCCGGCCAGCGCATAAGCGCTGAACCATTCATTCACGCGCACAGATGGCCCCGCCATCACGCTGAACCAGCGGTTACGCACAGAATCCTCATGCCAGCGGGTATCGTTGTAGTGCGTTTTTTGCTCACCTTCAGCATTGGCATAACTGAATGACGTAATCAGCCCCAGCGTGTCCGTAAATTCATAACGGTATTTCACGTTAATCCCGTTCAGATCATCACTACCGGTAGTGTTCGTCAGGGCATGAAGATACCCCGCACTCAGCGTGGCCTGCTGCTCAGACGCCCATGCAGGCGCACCGGATACGGCCAGACAGATGGCTGCGGACAAAATGGCGGCATAAAGTTTACGCATAATTACCTCTCGCTTTTCTGCAATAAAAAAGGCACCATTTCTGGTGCCCTTATATGGGTTATAACAATTTCAACGAATACTGATGCCGGAAGCGGCTTTTTTGGTCACAATCACCGTACAGTCGGTGATATTACCTGCCCACTGATTGCCTTTATGGAAAACCTTAAACTCCAGAGTGACGCTTCCCCTGCCACTCGGCATATCAATAACCGCACTGTAGCTACCGGGAATGGCCCCTTTAGTTTCTCTGGATGCGATTAATACACCGTTTTTGCGAACTTCAAAACCATAACCCGTGTATCTTGTACCTCCCGGGTTATTACCACTTCCCGGATCGCTATACGCTATTCCGTTAAAGATAATGGGCGGAATAATGATTTGACGGTCAAAGTTATGATCATCGCTGATGGTGACTGTAACCGTCCCGTTTGGTGTTTCCGTGTTACCCCACGTACCAGCCTGTTTCGGAAATGATTTGGATACAGCTTTAACGAAGTCACCTCTGACCTGAGTCGCCTCCAGCATGCCCTTAATCGTACAGTTTTCATTTACCGTGACATTGTTGAGCGTCCCGGCGTTCGCATTCACACTGCCACTGATATCCGCATTTTTAGCGGTCAGCTTTCCGTCTGATGTCAGGGAAAATACCGGAGGACTGCCACCACTGGTAATGGTGGGGGCCGTCAGGCGCTTCAGGAACACGTCGTTCATGAATATCTGATTGCCCTGCGCCACAAACATCGGCGTTTCATTCCCGTTTGCCGGGTCAATAAATGCGATACGGTTAGCGGCAACCAGAAACTGACTCAGTTTGCCTTCCTCCGTGTCCTCCATGCTGAGGCCAATACCCGCGACATAATGTTTGCCGTCTTTGGTCTGCTCAATTTTGACGCCCCACATGGCATTCCACTTATCGTTGGCGTCCTTCCACTCTTTCGAAAACTCCTCCAGTCTGCTGGCGTTATCCTCCGTCAGCTCGACTTTTTCCAGCAGCTCCTTGCCGAGATGGGATTCGGTTATCTTGCCTTTGAAAAAATCCAGGTAACCTTCCGCATCATCGCTCGCCCGACCGACGGCCTCCACGAATGCCGATTTGCCAACGGTGTTCACACTGCGGATATAAAAGTAATAATCATGGCCCGGTTTGATATTGATACTGGCGGCTATCCAGTACAGCGCCGTACCAAGATAGCGGGCTGTGGTTTCAACCTGCCTGATATCGGTAATCCGCTTTTCCGAGAACCAGAACTCAAACTGTACCGTCGGGTCATAAACGGCAAGATGCGGCGTGGCGGTTATCTGAAAATAGCCCGGCGTCAGCTCAATCCTCGACGGTGCTGCCGGTGCGGCAATCCGGAACGATACCGACGCCGGATCGCCCTGCTGCCCCCACGCATTTACCGCCCGGACTGTCAGCCTGTAGTTCCCCAGCGCCAGTTGCCTGAAGCGGTATGTGGTTTCCGTCGTCCGGGCCGTGCTGACCAGCCGCTCACTGCCGTCATCCGCTGTTACGGTCAGACGGAGCAGGAAGCTCACGCCCTTCACCACCTTCGGCGTGTCCCAGCGCGCCAGCACCTGATATTCCCCGCTGTCTGCGGTGACTTCGGCGGTCAGGTGCTGCACCGCTGGCGGCGTGACACCATTCACCGTGCCGCTCTGGTCGCCGTCAAAGTACGCCCCGTTATCCACGATGGCCTCTTTTTCCGGTACATGCTGCACGGCGGTGATGGCATACGTGCCGTCGTCGTTCTCACGGATACTCACGCAGCGGAACAGGCGCTGGCGCAGCGTCGGCAGCTTCAGCCCCCACACGCTGTATTCAGCAACACCGTCAGGAACACGGCTCACTTTCACCTTCACGCCGTCGGTGACGGACTGAACCTCCACGCTGATCGGATTGCCACTTCCGTCAACCAGGCTTATCAGCGTGGTACCGGAGGATGGCAGCGTGATTTCACGGTCGAGCGTCAGCGTCCGGGTCTGGCTGTTTACCGCCAGCACGCGCCCGCCGATGCTGATACCGGCATAGTCATCATCACAGATTTCAATGACATCGCCCGGTACATGGCGAAGCCCTTCTGCGCCCACGCAGAAGTCCACGGTCTGCGTTTCCAGCAGTTCTGTTTTAATCAGCCACAGCCCGGCGCGGTGTGCCTGCCCCCGGCTGGTACAGCCAAAAGCATCCATCTTCGTGACGTTACGACCGTAACGGGCAATGGCCTGCGTATCCTCCACAAGCTCTGTCGCCGTCTCCCAGCCGTTGTTCGGGTCAATCCAGTTCACCTCAACGGCATTATGGCGGTCTTTCAGGGCGCTGAAACTGTAGCGGAACGGCGCGCCATCATCCGGCATCACCACATTACTGCGGTTATAGGTCCACACCTTATCCGACGGTCGGTCCTGCACGAACGTCAGCGTCTGCCCGTTCCATACCGGCATACAGCGCATCGCCGAGCAGAAATCACTGAGCACATCCCACGCCTTGCGCTGTGTGGTCAGGTACGCATTACAGGTGATGCGCGGCTCCGTGCCGCCAAAGCCGTCCGGCACTGACTGGTCGCAGTACTGGCCGATGACATACAGCGCCCATTTGTCCACATCCGCCGCACCAAGACGTTTCCCCATGCCGTAGCGTGGATGGGTCAGCATATCCCACAGACACCAGGCCATGTTATTGCTGTATGCTGGCTTAAACGTTCCGTCCCAGATACCGCTGTATTGCCGCGTCTGCGGGTTATAGTTCGACGGCACCTGCAGAATACGCCCGCGCAGATGATAATTACGGCTCACCTGCTGGCTGCCGAACTGCTCCGAATCCACCTGTACGCCGACCAGTGCCGTGTTCGGGTAGCACTGTTTCACATCGATGATTTCGGTGTATGACGACCAGAGCGTTTTGTTCTGCAGCTGGTCTGTGGTGCTGTCCGGCGTCATCCTGCGCATCCGGATATTGAACGGGCGCGGCGGCAGGTTACCCACCACCACCGAGGCCAGATACTGTGAGGTGGTTTTGCCTTTAATGGTGATGTCTTTTTCCGTCACCCAGCCACCGTTACGCTGTATCTGAACCAGCAGGCGGACTTCCGACGGATTCCGGTCCCCCTTTGAGGTGGTTTCCACCAGTGCCTGCACACCGAAGGTAAAGCGCAGACGGTCGATGTTTGCAGACGTGATGGTCCGGGTAATCGGCGTGTCGTACTTCACTTCCGTACCCAGCACCGTCTCGGAGCCGGAGGATTCAAATCCCTCCGGCGGTGTCTGCTCCTGCTCACCTGCCCGGAAAACCACCGTGACACCGGAGATATTGGTATTCCCCTCACTGTCCAGCACTGGCGTACTGTTCAGCAGCACACTTTTTAATCCGTCCACCGGACCTTCAATCGGCCCTTCACTGATGGCGTCTATCACGCTCAGCATCTGGGATGATTTCAGGTTGTCCTTCGCTTCGCGCGGGGTATGCCCCTTACTGCTGCCTTTACCCATTCCTCACGCTCCAGAAACGACAAAACCGCCCTGAGGCGGTTTCACATAAAACGTTTTTCATCAACGACCAATCACCACAACCTGACCACCGTCCCCCTCGTCTGCCGTGCTGATCTCCTGAGAAGCCACCCGCGACCCCACGCGCATTTCACCGTACAGAACAGGCAGAACATTGCCCTGGGCAACCATGTTATCCAGTGAGGAGAAATAGGTGTTCTGCTTACCGTTATCCGTTGTCTGTGTACGGGGAGTTCTAGCTTTCGGTGCCAGCATCTGCGCCACACCACCAAGTACCATACTGGCACCGAGAGAAAACAGGATACCGGTCATACCACCGGCCCCAATGGCTGCCCCCCATGCTGCAAGGGTGGCTCCGGCAGTAAAGAATGATCCGGCAATGGCGGTAGCCCCCAGAACAATCTGGAATACGCCCCCTGACTTGGCCCCGGCGACTCTGGGAACAATATGAATCACAGCGCCGTCAGGCAGAACCTCATGTAACTGCGCCGTCAATCCGGACGTGCTGACGTCCCGCCCGGCAATCCGTACCTGATACCAGCCGTCGCTCAGTTTCTGACGAAACGCCGGGAGCTGTGTGGCCAGCGCCCGGATGGCTTCAGCCCCCGTTTTCACACGAAGGTCGATGCGGCGGCCAAATCGTTGTAAATCCCCGTAAAGGCAGATGCGCGCCATGCCCGGTGACGCCAGAGGGAGTGTGTGCGTCGCTGCCATTTGTCGGTATACCTCTCTCGTTTGCTCAGTTGTTCAGGAATATGGTGCAGCAGCTCGCCATCACCACAGTAAATGGCGGCATGATTCGGCACCGATGAACCAAAACAGCACAGCAGCACATCGCCCGGTTGTGCTGATGACAACGGCACCTGATACAGCCCTGTGGCCTCCAGATTATCCAGATAGAGATTCTGACCGTTGCACCACCAGTCATCCTCACGGTGAAAATCCGGCATATCAATGCCTGCCAGATGGTATGCATCCCGGAACAGGGTGTAACAGTCCGTCACCCCGTGCGCAAAGCGCCGTCCGGTCAGGTGCGGAACGCAGCGGAATTTGTGAATGTCACCCCGGCTGACCAGCCACCAGGGCAGTGCGCTTTTTATCTGCAGCCGCCGGTCAGCCTCGCTCAGCCAGGGCAGACCACCGGGATGACTGTGGACCAGTGCCACAATCTCCCCCTGCATCTCTGCCCGCAGCCAGTCTTCCGGTGCGATACGAAAATACGCCTCCGGCTCTGCGGAAATATTCACACAAGGGATATACCGCTCCCCCTCCGGCGTGCTTATCACGAAGCCGCACGACTCCGCAGGCGCACACCGCCGGGCATGCGCCAGAATCGCTGATTCAGTCTGTGTCATAAACCGGGATTTACTGCGAAAGTTTATTAATGGAAAGGAAACCGCCAAAATTGCCGACATTCCTGCGCAGTTCACACCCGCGCATGCACTTGCTGCATCTGTCCTTACGGATATCCGTGGTGGGGTTGTCGAACTCATCCGCCACCGCAGGACCGTTATACCCGCATTCATCTCCCCGGTAATCCCACATACAGGTGTTCGCCAGCATGATGCGACCGGGAAACAGCGCCCCGTCCGTCTCCGTCGGTGTCGCCAGCACAAACGAGGCCGTCATGGCTGTCAGCTCCGACATCTGCTCCACCACCCAGCGGTCACTCAGCTCCTGCTCCGGGTCCGCCTCCGGATTGCCCGCAACGAAATTCACCGCATCCAGAAAACGGGCATACACCCGGCGGCGGACCACCGTGGCCCCCACCAGGCTCTGCAAATCCTCCGCCATTCCGGTGACAAGACCAAACAGATTGGACACCGTCAGCAACGGTCTGGCACTGCTGCCCTTCCCGTTCATCTCAAAGCCGCTGCCCTCAATCGGGTACGCCTGATATTGCCGCCCCTGCCAGGTGACCGGCTCCCCTTTTTCATTCAGCTCATTGCAGAAAAAATACCGCTCACCGCCCTGTACCGTCAGGTCGATTTCCCAGAGCACCACCCGCGGTGACTGCTCTGATTTAACCGACTCGTTCAGACTTTCTTCGTGAATATCCTGCATCAGTTCACCACCTGCTTAAACTCCGCGCTGAACTCAACGCGCAACATCCCGACCCGCGCAGACCACCCGGCACAGGTCACCTTTATCTGCCGGTATGCATAGGGTGGCTTCCACAAAAATGCCTTCCAGCCACCGTGCTCTGCCAGGAACGCTTCCAGATGACGGGCCTCCTCCCGGGTCACGGAAAGCATCACCCGGTATGTTTTCAGGTCAGCATTCAGCCCTGCCGCCATACGCTGTGAGTACCCGTCACCAAAACGCACTTCACGCACCGATGGCTGCGAGTTCACCTCCATATCCGGCTTCACTTTCCAGCGAAATGTTTTCATCGCCCGCTCCCCGATAACAGACCGCCATCACGCAACTGCAGCCGGAGCTCATCCTGCGCACCTTTACGGGCCATCTCATACACCGCTTTCATCATCTGTGGACCTGGCAGACCATTCGTACCGTCGTTCTGAATCACCACGTGATTGTTCTGATTAAAATTAATGCCTTCGGCCCGCCGCATCTGCGCCGGACTTCCGGCAGCACCCACATACCCCCCTTCCGCATAGCCCCGCATCAGGCGGTACAGGTTCCCGACACCAATCCGGCTGGTTGCCTCCTTCGTGAAGACAAACTCCCCGCGGTGGACAATCCCCGCTGGCTCATATTTGCCACCGGTTCCCGTAAATCCCCCGGTCGCGAAATGGAAGTTCGCCGCCGCAGCCTGAATGGCCGTCCCCGTGGAAGCGGATGCGCCACCACCGAAAGCACCACCAATGGCGCTGCCGATACTCCCGACAATCCCCACCATCGCCTGCTTCAGAAAAATCTCTGTCAGCATGGAGAGCACGGAACGGGTGAAACCACGCCAGTTCTGTTCGCTGCCGGTCAGCATCGCTGCCATATTCTGTGCAATACCGTCAAAGGTCTGCGTGGCCGCGCTTTTAACCTGCGAAAAACTGTCCGTCGCACTTTCCGCCCACTCGCCCCAGCCGGACTTCAGACCCGCCATCCAGCTTCCACGAAGCTGCTCCTCCGCAGACCAGGTGTTCTTCAGTGCAGATGTGGCCTTCGCCAGCGCATCCGGATTATCACCGTACACGTCACGAAGGCGCTGCTCTTCCGACTCCCGCTGCGCCTGACGGTCGGTGAGGCCGCGGGCTTTTGCGCTGATTGCCGCCTGCTTCGCGCTCTGCTGCTGTTCAAACCGCGCCGCCTGCTGTGCCAGCTCATTCAGCCGCTTCTGGTGTTCAACCTTGTCGCCCAGCTCAGCCAGCTGGCGTTTGTACTCCAGCGTCTCTTTCTCATGGGCCAGCAGGGATTTTTCCTGCTCAGATAACTGCCGTTTCGTGGCGGCCTCTTTCAGGACCACATACTGATTTTCCGCTTTCCATAAATCCCGGCGCTGCTGGCTGATTTTCTCATTCACACCGCTGTGTTTTTCCAGCGTCCTGAGCTCGGTTTCAAGCGCCAGCATGGCTGCATGCGCCCGGTCTTCCTGGCGCTCACCGGCAGACACCTTCACACCGGACGGCTTTTTCTGCGTCGACTCATAATCCTTTTTTGCCGACGCCATCAGCGTGTTGTAATCCGCCTGCAGGATTTTCCCGTCTTTCAGGGCCTTATTCAGCTCTTCCTGCCGGGCGGTATATTTCTCCAGTGGCGTCAGCAGGCGCTCATACGCCTTCTGCGCCTCTCCGGTATACTTCAGCTGTGACGACTCACGCTCAGCCCTGTCCCTTGCCGCCAGTTCACCGGCTTTTTCCATATCCGACTGCAGCGTTGCCGCTGCCAGACCCAGACGGGCATTTTCCCGGTCATCCCATGCGCCCTGAAGGTTGGCCCGGAAAGAGGAGGTTTTACCGCGGCGCTGGCTCCGGCTCTGGTACCACTGCCATTTTTTATCCGCCTCATCAAATGCCTTCTGCGCACTGGCGAGCATATCCGCTGAGGATTCCGGACGACCGATATCCAGAATGGCATCCCACATCGATTTGAATGCCTTCCCTGTTTTATCCGCCCAGGTCTCCAGTGTTCCCATGTTTTCTTTCAGGCGACGGGTCTGCTCATCAAAGCCTTTCGTGGCGATATCGTTCGCCGCCTGTAAGGCCCCGGCCTCGTCTCCGGAACGCTGCAGTTGTGCAACATACGCAATCTGCTCTGCCGTCACGTTACGGAACTGGCGCGCCATCGCCATCAGTCCCGACGTCGGGTCGGTGGTCAGTTTTCCGAAAGCCTCTGCAACCTTGTCCACTTCAACACCGGATGCAGACGCAAAACGCGCGACACTCTGGTTAATGGCATCAAACTGTTCACCACCACGCACACCGGCATTCACCAGGGCTGCCAGTGACTCTCTCGCCTGGTTAAACGTCAGCCCTGCCGCCTGCCCGGCTCTGGAGAGCGTCAGCATACGATCGGCAGTCAGTCCGGCCTGATTGCCGGAAAGGACCAGCGTTTTATTAAATTCTGAAAGCGTGGAATCCCCCTGGTACCAGGCGTACGCCAGCGCACCTGTCGCCACCGCCAGCGAGGTGACCCCGACCATCGGCAGGCTGATCGCACCGGCAAGCCCCCTGAACATGGGGATCATCCCGCCGAAGGAGTCCTTCACCTGACCGCCCTGTTGCAGCAGGATGAGCCAGGGATTCTGACCACCGGCAAGCTGCGTGGCGATATCCGTAAACTGTGCGGGCAGGGTACGCATGGCTGCTTTATACTGCCCGACGGAAATCCCGGCTTTTTGTGCGGCCAGCGCCTGACGGTTCAGACTCTGCTCAACGGCACCGGCGGTTTTTCTGGCGTCGGTATCCAGTCCTGAAAAATGACGCCTTACCCGGCTCATCTGCTCATCGAAACGGGCCGCATCCAGACTCAGGTCAATAACAAGATCACCAACCGGCTGGGACATATCTCACACCTCCCGGAATCCCCGCTGAAGCCATCATTAATGCGGCATCATCCACCATGACATCCGCCACATCCGCAGACGATAAAATATCGCGCCCTCCGTCCCCACCGAACCGGACGCCTCCGGCAAGTCCTGCCGCTTTCTGCATCAGCATTTTGTCCTCATCCGGCCTCTCCACCTGCTCTTCCTCATGCCGGGGGACAAGCAGACTGAAATCAGAGGGATGCATATCCGGATCGCAAAAAAACAGGCTGAGTACAGCGTACGTCAGCCCGGAAAAATGCATATCCAGCTGGGTATCCTGAAAATAATGCGTGCGGTAAAAACGGTGCCAGTCGGCATATTCGGTGGATGTCATCCCGGCAAGCATGGCGCGCCAGTCGGGTCTTCCCATCTCACGCGCCAGTCTGAGGGCAAAGTTCAGCTCGCCGTCGAAGACTTTCCCGCAGAAAAATCATCATCAGTCAGCGTGTTATTTTTCGCCACTTCGGTGCTGTCAGTATTCGCATGAACAGCCCCGCTCATCCCGGACAGACGTAACACCACCTCTTCCGCCCGGGCAATGGCATCAGCCGGCCAGGTCGTCAGCACATCCTGTTCGATCTGCATCACGGCCTCATTCATTGACAGCAGCTGCACTTTCTCCGGATGGTTATGCCACAGGGACATCGCCACCAGAAACGCGCCGGTTCTGACAAGATCTTCCACACTCACCTGCAGGTTGCCGCTGGCTTCAGCCTCTTCTGCCCGCCGTTTCAGCAGGGCAAGATGCTCGATACGCTGCAGCGCAGACAGCTCCGAAAGCGTGACAGACACACCGTTATATTCAAATTGTTCTGTTTTAAGAAACATGCGTGTTCTCCTAAACACCCGTTACGCGGCAGGGACATTAACGGTTACTGTCGCCAGAGCGACAAAATTACCGTTATCACTCATGACCACGACCGACGTTGTTCCTTTCTCAAGTGCGTTTACCGTCACTGTGTTCTCCTTCAACGTGGCTGTGGCCACCGCACGATGCACGGTCGACACCCTTAATGAAGGATCAGACGCATTATCCGGCAACACAGCCACAGTAAGTGTGCCTGCCTTCCCTTTTTCTAGGGTCAGGGTTTCCGGTTTAATGGTCACACCGGAAACCGGCGTAATTTTAGTGAGATTTTCCGCCATCGACGGGCGTCCCACATTGGTAACTTTCACCGTTCTGGTGATCACTTCCTTCGCCGTCACGGCCTTACCGATACTGCTGACCCAGCCACTGAACACATCCACCGTACCATTCGGGAACCGGATTTTATAGGCCCTGACATCCCCGCTTTCAAACCATGCGATAAGCCCTTTCTGGCCTTCCTCACCCGGTTTCCAGGCCAGCGTAAAACTGGTATCACCTGCAGATTTCTGTCCCTGCCCGGTCGAGGTCCAGTCCGCGTCTTCATCATCCAGGTAGTTATCATCGTAGGATTCTGCCGTCATCTCGCCCGGCGTCAGATCCTTCACCTTAGCCAGTCGCTGCCAGTCATCGTCTGACAACGGGTTTGCATAAGCATCACCCTTGCCGTTGTAAACCCACAGAGTGGTACCGGCACCTTTTACCGGCTCCAGGGGATTTGGTGTTGCCATATCGTCCTCACATCTCGTATGTAATGGAATAAGTCAGATCCGCAGAGCTCCATAACGCCATATCGTCATCACGATGATACTCATAGCCCTGCGTAACCATCGTGGTAATCAGTCCTGCCAGTGCCGGGATCGCAGTCATCGCCGGATAAATCCGGCTTTCCATCCACTGATCGAGCTCCGAATCAGGTACCTGTGCCGGTAAAAACACCTCAATATGCAGTGTGGCCCGCCAGGTATCTGCATCCAGCTCTTCACCGGTATACTCTGCATCCGTCAGATAAACCGCGATCGCAGGAAAATCCTCTTCGTCAAAAACAACGGGGCGACCATCAAACAGCGTCGCCCCGTGTTCATGCTGCTCGAGTGCATCCAGCACTGCGGCACGAATGTCAGTGTGTTTCATCGTTTTATTGCAATCCTCAGTTGTTGTTTCAGCGCGTATGCCAGTTCTTTAGGCAGGCGTTCACGCCGGATACGGTCAACATTCTCATCAAATGCCTGTTTCAGTGGGGCCGCCATCGGGATTTTCACCACATCAATGGGGTAACGGTTTTTCCCGGCCACACGCTGCATGACATGCCAGCGACCATTTTTTAATCGCTGAATAAATGCCCGCTGATACCGATGCTGACCGGCTTTAAGTATGCTGTTCGGGCGACGCCCCAGCATCCTGATCCCCAGCTTAATCACAGGGAGATCACCGCGGTTAACGATAATTCTGGCATTCGGATTTCTGACCGTCGCCCGTTTCAGTCTGGACCGTTCCTTTACCAGTTTCCGTCTCACCCTGGTTTCCCGGGCAACCTGTGACGAAGACTGATTAATCGCCGTTGTGGCCACGCGGTTAATCGTCATTGCTGAAGCCGCCGGAATGGCGTTTTTACGAACCCGGCTCAGATTATCAATCGCCTGATCAAGCCCTTTTATCGCCATAATTTCACCCTGCGTTTATCGTCGCCGGTTAACAGCGGGTGGTTGCCCACGGTTGAGCCAGAGATAACAGCTTCCCCCGTCATCCGGAGAAACACGATCCACCCAGAACATCTCGCCGTTAATGGTCAGCGTGTCACCACGCCGCACAGCCCGAACCGTATCCGTCCGCACAAATAATGACGGGCTGCTTCCTTCAATACGGACCCCGCCACCGGCAAAACCCAGCGACTCCGGATCGTCAAAAACCCCCTGAACTTCGCCACCACGCTGTGCCCCCGAGGTGAACTGCGCACAAAGTCCCATCACTTCAACAATCGTGCTGTCCACCCCGGCGAGGGCAGCATCGAAGGCATTCTGAAAATCACGCATAAACGGCCATTCCACTCTTGACCATGTCTTTTGCCACTGAGGGGGGCATCAGAATTACTCTGCCAGCATCAACATGCTCAACAGGCTCACCTGTTTCATCGTCAACACCGCACAGGTAAAAACACTTCAGAAGCATGATACGTTCCAGAATACCGAAAGCATCCTCACCGGTGTTCCTGTATGCCTGCTCATAAACGGTATCATCAACATCTGCGATTTCATTTTCCGATGCGCAAACCTCCTCTTCCCACTCTGCCACACGCTGTGCGATATCCGCTGCACTCCCCGACATATCCGCCTCGCGCCCCAGCAGGCCAGCCAGTTCACGAAGACGTTTCTGATTTTCTTCTTTTGTTGCCATATCCAGCCCCCTGTGAAAAAAGACACGGGGGCATTTCGCCCCCGCTCACGGATTATTTCACCTGTACCACCACAAACTCATCCGGATCCGGCAGCACCATCAGCGGAGCGGACTGCGTCATGGTGAATTCACGGGCCGGATCGCCCACGGTCATCCAGTGTTTCGGATAACGGGAAGAGGCCACCACACCTTCGGACAACGCCTGCGCATCCTGAATGGCACCATAGCAACGGATGCCCTCAGCAGCCGTATTTCCCAGGACCAGCGTGCCCTCCGGCAGATAACGTTTTTCGGTACCGTCCTCTGCCACATAAGACGTTTTCGCCACCACAATGGCCAGATCACCGTAATACCCCTTGAAAGACACCACCGACCCCAGGTCTTTCACTGCCGTTTCGAGTTGTGAATTTGAGCCGCGACGGGTATCCAGTTTTTCGCGGAACAGCTTAAAGCCATTCAGCAGACGCCAGACGGTACCGTCCATGATGGCAATATTCACAAGACCGCTGGCCTGATCACAGAAAAGGTCGATATCATATGTCGGGTCGAACGTGTCACGGTCCTGTTTTGACCACTCCTTACCGCTACCCTGTATGATGTTATTCTTTGTCGATCTGCCAAAATCAACCTCAATTTTCTCGAACTGGTCTCCTTCCATGGTGTATTTGCCATACAGCACGGCATTCACCGCCTGCATTTCTTCCACCTGGACAATGGCGTGCTCTTCCTGTTTGAGGTTATCGGTGATGATACGCAGACGACGGTAGGTCGGGTCGTTCAGCTGCGCCGGATCTTCACCGGGAAGGCGCTCCACCGCCTGCTGGTAATTAAATTCGTGTTTGGGCTTGACGTAGCCCGGACGTAACACACGGGTTTCACCACCACGATGACGCAGCACTTTTCCTTCAACAACCGGGGAGACATAGGCTGCCACCGGCGTTTTTCCGGTAATTTTGTCCAGCATCACCTCTTCGGTGTGGAAATTCACCGTACGGCGGAAAAACAGTTCCAGAAACAGCGCACGAAATTTCACTTTTTGTTCGGTATAACCGAGTAACTGGCGGGTCGTAAACAATCCCATAAATCAGTTCCTTTCATTCAGAAATCAGTCAGGCCAACGCGGTGGCCTGATAACGTGTTACGGCAGCGCCGCGTGACTCAGGGCTGTGCCGACAAAGGCGTTGGCCTTTTTGTGTTCATCCACACTTTCAGGCCAGCGGATTGCCTCCGTCGCAAAGGTCCCCGACTTGTAATACGTCAGCACCGTCTCTGTGCCTTCAAGCGGCAGTACCAGTATGCCAGCCGCACTACCGGCTTTCTGTCCGTCCCAGACCACCAGTTTCCCGCTGGCTTCATCCAGCATCAGGGGCGTCAGTGCCGGTGTTGCCTGAGAAATCCCGCTGCTGCCTGTGGCGGTATGAGCCGGATCATTACCGGCAAAAATACGTACTTCTGCACGTTGTTCAGTGATGGTTTTCGTTACCATATTGTAAAAACCTCATATTGATGGTCAGCACTGACTTCATGGCATGGCCATGAGCATTTTCACGTCCGCATCACCGTCTGCCGACGTCTGTGACACGCCACCCTGCACGGCTGCCGGTGAATGGTTCGCCATGATGCGTTCAAACATGGCGGTTGTGGATGCAGAAACCGGTTCTGCTTTATCCGGCGATGAGGACAGAATGTCGCGGGCAGCCTCCACCGTCATTCCGGGAAACGCCGCCAGTTTTTCAGCCTGCGCCTCAGCCCCTTTTGCCTCATCCAGAGCCATAATCTGATCACGGAGTGAGGGTCCGGCATCCGCCTGCGGTGAAGCCGCCAGGATCGGGCGGGCTTTTTCCACCGTCATCTCCGGCATCGCCGCCAGCGTTGCCGCCAGTTGTTCACGACCTTTAGCTTCTTCACACGCCATAATGCGATCGGCTTCACTCTGCGTGGATGCCACCAGCTGCTGTGGTGCTGCCGCGGTCAGAATCGCCCGGGCCTGTTCAACGCTCATGCCCTGTTGTCCTGCCAGCATCGTGGCAAGGTGTTCACGTCCTTTCGCTTCCTGACACGTCAGGATCCCCATCACTCGCTGGTTCTCCTGCGCGGCAGCTTCCGTTGCAGTTAATTGCGGCATAGTGCCTCCTGTATCATGTGTGTTCAGCGCCGCAGCCATCACGCTGATGGCATCCGACGCATTGATTAATTCATCCGCCAGCCCGGCCTCAATGCCGGACTGACCTTCAAAAACGGCGGCCTCTGTTCCCGTGACTGCATCAACAGACAGACCGGTATACATCGCCACTTTTTCGGCAAACATCCGGCGCGCCGCATCAATCCGCTGCTGCATGTCCTGGCGAACCTCTTCCGGCAACGCTTCAAACTGATTGCCATCCACCTTGTGCGCCCCTGAGTAAATCAGCGTGATATCCACACCGGCCTGCGCCAGATGACCGGCATAGCTGACATGGCTCATCATCACGCCAATGGAGCCGATACGGGATGTCTGGGTAACCAGCCGTCGGGAGCAGGCCGACGCCAGCAGCATGGCTGCAGAACAGGCCGTGTCATTGCACAGTGCCCAGACCGGCTTCTGCTGACGGAGGCGGTAAATCATGTCAGCACAGTCAAACGCACCGGCGGCCTGCCCGCCCGGACTGTCAATGTCCAGCAGTACACCCCGCACCTGGCTATCCGCCATTGCCTGCTGAAGACAGGCGACAATGCCGTCATAGCCTGTCATTCCGGAAAATGGCCGCATACCCCCCAGCCGGTGCACCAGCGTGCCTGTGACCGGCAGTACAGCAATACCGTTCACCACCCGGTAAACACGGGCCGGTCGTTTACCTCCGGCCATGTACTCGTCCGTTTCAGCCAGCATTCCGGGTGCATCAAGCTGTACCTGCTGTTGTGGTACCGAAAGACTTGCTGCCCCCATCTCGCGCCCGAGCGCGCAAAAGAAAACCCGCGCATAGGCGGGCTCCAGAAGCAGCGGTTCATTGAATGCTGCTGCAATAATGTGTGAAAGATTACGTCTCACGTGGTGTTGTCTCCTCTTCCGGCCTGCGACTCTCCGCTATCTGCTGCTGATACGCCTGCGCTATCCACACCGGACGTGAGAGTCCGGCTTTTTCCCGCTCTGCAGATTCCCTGACCTGCTGGCGGAAAATGTCCTGATAATCCTCGCCCATCAGCGCCAGCTCTTTCTCATACGTGCTCAGTCCGGCCTCAATGCGCATCACTGATTCCTGAACCTCCTTGAGCCCGTCAATGGCCATTCTTCCGGCTCCAATCCACTCAGCCCGTGACCAGGCTGATCGCGCCTGATAAAAATCAAAACGTGCCCGTGGCGGACGAATAATCCCCCGAAGAAGTGCCTCTTCCAGCCAGCAGGAAAACATCTGCGTGGCCAGCCGGGACGCAATAAATTTTCGCCGCCCCATAAAATAGCGCCACGACTCATTGGCGGATGCGCGGGCACTTGAATAACTGACCTTCGAGTAATCACGGGACAACTGTTCGTAGGAAACGCCAAGACCGGCAGCGATATACCGCAGCAGCGCCTGTTCAAGCGCCGAAAATCCATTGTCTGAATCCTGCGCGGTCTGAAGTTTCAGATCATCACCGGGGAAAAGGTGCGGAATTTTGACACCGCCCAGCGTCACGATATTCGTGTCATACCAGGTGGAGAACTTATCCAGAATATTAATAAGCGGATTATCCTTCTGCCCCTGCGGCGCACCGGCGATATATTCAAAGGCCTTTTCGGTATCAAGTTCACTTTCAATCGTCGCTGCATACATCGCCTTCACTATGGCCGACTGAAGCTGTGTTGCCTGCAGGGAATCGAGCATCTTCAGCCGTTCCATGACGCTGTAAAACTGATTAGCCCCACGGGTCTGCCCGTCCTCCACCGGCTCGAAAATATGCAGCATGGCCGGACGTCCGGTGGGAAGTTCACGCGGGATCCGTTCCCATCGTCCACTACCAGAGAACGGAAAATCATCCTCACAAATATGGTACGCGACGGCACGGCCATATCGATCGACCTCCACACCGGCCCGCAGAAAACGGTTCCCCATACCGTGTCCAGGCGTGTCCACCCGTTTCGGACTCACGGCTTTAAAACGCGTACGGAATAACTGCGTGGTTTCCGTATCCCAGACCGGCTGCACAAAGATTTCGCCGTTAAACGCATGAACGCCCACACCTTCACGGATAAATTCCGTGAACGTGCGTTTTCCTTCCACGTCGATCTCGCCAAACATCCCTTCGGCGTATTCCGACCAGGCCGCCTCCACCTCATCGACAAAGCTTTTTGCTGCGGTCTCCCGCATCCCCAGCCAGCGCCAGTTCGGACGGTAGCTGATCAGAAACATATGCCCGACAATGTGATCCTTATGCAGAGCCACCGCATTAGCCGCTATTCCGTTATTGCGCACCAGATCATCTGCCCGGGCATTCCCCAGACGCAACGCGGGTAGCAGGGCCGCATCGGCACTCTGCGCCGGTGGCAACCACTCAGCCATTTGCCCGCCAAATCCTGCACCGCCCCCGTTGTAGCTGAGACTCTCACGAAGCGGAACGCCGTTCACATCAATCAGGACAGGCGTTCGTTTCATAACCTCACTCCCAGCGGACGACGGCGACGCCGGGTTGTCCCCAGTACCGACTCCGCATCATTGATCGCCCGGTTAAGCTCATCCAGAGAAGCCGCCGTATATTCAATTCTGCGACCATCTTTCTGGACAGACACCACCCGTTTACCGGTTAATAAATCAAGGCGCGCCTGACGCAGCGCCTGCAGTTCAGCGACTGTAACCATTCACTCCTCCGGACAGCTTCGCTGCCAGTTCTTTAAGGGTTGGCCGGGTCGTCTCTTCTTCCCGGGATTTTGCCAGTACAGCCAGATCAAGCTGCCAGCGTTGCACGGACACACGTAATGCCGCGTAGGCATACACCAGGCAGTCCAGCGCTTCGTTACGCCGCTTTTTGTTATCCCACAGCAGACGCATCTTTCCTTTTTCCCACTTCTCCACAAGCTCTTCCGCGACCAGTTGCTGCGCCTCTGTCTGCGAAAAAATCTCCGGATCATCAGGAAAACGGATGGCATACGACGTGGCTTCATCCGCAGGCGTGGGATCGGCTTTCATACGGGCATAGAGAATTTCTTTTGCGGTGTCCGTCCCCACTTCGCACAGATACACGCCCCGCTGATTGCGGGTTTTTGGCATGGTGATCACCGGCTTGCCATAAACAGATGCACCTTTTACCGGCAGCACCCGGAAAACACCGTGTTTTTTTGACCTCTGATAGACAATTTCGCCATCGATCCCTCCGGTGTCCCAGCAGACACGGGAAATGGTCATTTCGGTTCCGTCTGCATGGCGGTATTTTTTGTTGATCGCCACATCCACACGTAACAGCGTCTCTTCCTCATCGGGACGCCCCATAATGATGATTTTATCCACCAGAAAGGCTTCCTCTCCCGGAGCCCATCCCCAGACATACATCTCAAAACGGTTTCGCTGCGAGTCAATGCCCGCCGTCAGATAAACCACCCGGGAAGGCACCGCAGCCGTGTAACGCACAACCTTATCCATCAGCACCTGGTGATCGAGTTTTTCGCCCACGGCCTCTTCCCAGGTCTCGCCCAGCGTGGTGTTCACAAAGGTTTTCAGGCCGTTGGGATCTTTCAGTGCATCCAGCCAGTCATAGACAATCTGTACCCAGGTGGTGAACGGACTGTACGCCGTCCAGATATGGAATGTGATGGAGCGCGGCGGCGGAATTTCATTACCCGCAGCGCTGAAAAACGTCAGGCCGTCACGGGTCCACATGCCCGTGTTTTCACAGATCCACCGCCCGTTGCTCTGGTCAAGATCAGACTGATGGATCACGCAGCCATGATGTTCACAGAGGTAGAAAACACTTTCTGGACTGTCCTTCTCCCATTTAAGGCCAAAAGGCGTGGACTCATCGCCAAATTTCAGATACTGCGCCTCCCCACAGTGTGGGCAGGGCACATAAAAACGCATGAAATGCGCCGACTCGTTGGCCGCTTTTTCGATCTGGCAGGAGCCTTTTATTTTAGGCGTCGAGCCGCGAATGGATTTTGGCCATACCGAGCCCTCAATACGCTTATCCCCCAGCAGGGTTGGCGAGCCCTCTTTTTCGACATCCGGCTCGAACGAGGAAAGTTCGTCATAGCAGACCACGTCCACGGATTTTTCACGGTAGTTTTTGGCGGCAGCACCACCCAGGCACCAGAACCCCACACGGGACGTGAATCTTTTTAATGTCAGTGTGTTATCCCGGTGCTTACGCCCCAGCCAGGGGGAAAGAATTTTCAGACAGGGAACATCCCGTAATGTTGACTCCACATGAGACTTCATAAAATCTTCAGCGGCAGAATCCGTAGGCTGAAACAGAAGACTGTTACGGTTTTTATGCTCAATAAAGTAACCAATAACGCCCATCAGCATTTTGGTGTAACCGACTCGAGCTGATTTTATAAGATTAATTGTGCGGATCCGGTCATTACCCATGCAGTTCATTATTGCCACCTGAAAGGGCAACGTCTTCCACCGCCCAGCAAGATAAGAGGACTCCGGGGGCAAATAATAATTTTGATCGGCCCATTCAACGGTGGTTACAGGCAGTGGGCGTAAAAGCCCACGAAGTGCCACTCCACAAACAACAGCAAAGTTATTTAGCTGCTTCTCTGAGGTATTCATCCAGCATCTCCGGTAACTTCTCTGCCGTTGATGCGCATCGGTTTGCCGCCTTTGCTATATCGGTTTTCAGGAAATCAAGCATAGCGGGCGTCAGTGCCGGAAACTGTCTCTGCATGGACAATGGAATGGAGTCAAGAATGGCAGAGATCTCCTGTGCCAGTCTTCCCAGAGCAAAAAGGCAAAACCCTGTATCAATGACCTGCCCACTGTCGCGGGCATTTTTCAGTTCCTGTGCATCTGCCTGTGCCTTCGTCAGTCGGTAACGTTCGTAATCAATGGTGCCGGGCTGAAGGTCTGATTCGCTGGCAGCCCTCAAATCCTCGACCTCTTTACGGAGTTTTTCATTTTCAATATCAGCTTCGCGCTGAGCATACCATTCGATCGCCTTCGCAGAATCAAAGATGACCTCAACACCTTTTCCTCCACCAGATATCTGAGGGAGCCCCTGAGTTTGCCAGCGATCAATAGTGCGTATATCGACATTAAAGATTTCAGCAAGCTTCTTTTTATTAACATTCATTCAGCAATTCCTTATCAAAAATCAGTTACGACATGAAATGCCAAAAAAGACAGATTTTTCAGCGTTCTGATGTCGTTTCTTTCTTGATGATTATTTCTTTAAAAACAATAAGTTAACAACAAGAAGAACTGACATGCTTTTTCCCGAAAAATTTTCATAAATAGCGAAAACCCGCGAGGTCGCCGCCCCGTAACGGCCCGGATCGCCGGAAAGGACCCGAGAAAATGATAATGATTATCAGTTGCAACAAAATCCAGTTTCTTCCACCATCGCACCGGACGAGCGACCATGAGGGGACAACGCCACGCTCCGTTAACGCGGTAAACCCCGGTGTGTATCGTTTTTGATTATCCCCGCACACTCGCGCAGAGGAGTCTCCCGGTCGGGCTGCGGTCTCTGTTAATGCAGGAATACGGCGACAATACCGCGCATGGATAATAAGGTCGCTCAACACACTGGCTGTAATGCAGCGGATACCATGCGGCATTTAGCGGCATTCATCGTACACTCAACGGTTAGCTCTTCATTCGTGGCATTCACCTGAAAGGTCCGGGAGTGTAATTGCGTACATTTACCACTGAACGAACCTTCAACAAGAACACGACCACGCTGCAAAATACGGAACGGAATTGTTCCCTGAAAAGGCTTTACGGTTACCAGTAATTTCTTCATGCATTCTCCGGATAATAAAAAGCCAGCTTAGTGCACTGAGTGCGGATATATTCCTGCGCCCCTTCCAGCTGCTTCTGCATTGTCATCAACCGTTCTCTGAGGATGAAATAATCCCGTTCAGCGGCGTCTGCCAGTCTGGGGCCGGTTGCATTATCCACGCCGGAGGTGGTGGGGGCTTCACGCACGGAGCCTGGACAGGTGGCGTTGATCCGCAGGCGCTTACGACCAGCGGCAACGTCAGCGCGCAGAGTTTCATTTTCAGCTCTCGCATCGGCTAATTCCCTCGAGTATTTTGCATCGAGCGCAGCAACATCGCGCTGGCGCACCTGCATATCAGTAATGGTGGCGTTTGCCAGCTCCAGCTCTCTGGCTTTTTTATCGCGCTGCGCTTTGTAGGTGATGGCGTTATCGCGGTAATGGTCTGTTGCCAGCCACAGCGCACCACAGCCACCCGCCAGGACAATAATCACCACACACAGAACACGGCTCATCTCTCTTTCACCCCACCAGTCCCGATAACGTCAGGACTCGCCAGGCGGTGGAAAAGAAAATGGCAACCAGCATTAGTGAAAATGAAATGCCGACAATTACACAGAGGATCTTCGCCAGCGTTATGAGTTTGTCTGACATGCTTAATC